CAGCTTGTCCACAAAGAACAGGCGGCTTTCGAACATTTTCTGATGGATCAGTACGCTGCCTTTGGCTTGTGTGGCTACAACGAGCATCACACTTAGCAAGTCGGGAGTCAGTCCCCGCCAAGTGGCGGCGGCCATCGGCATGGCGGTGCTGGCACTTACCCGTCCGGGCGACAAGGTGGTCATCCAGCCGCCCGTTTACCACCCCTTCCGGCTGGTCCCCGAACAGATGGGACGCCGCGTGGTCTGCAACCCGCTGCGGCGCACGGGCGACCGCTACGAAATGGACTTCGAGCAGCTCGAAGCCCTTCTGGACGACGACTGCCGGCTGCTGCTACTCTCCAACCCGCACAATCCCGCGGGCATCGTCTGGCCGGAGGAGACGCTGCGCCGGCTGGCCGCGATCTGCGACCGCCGCGGCATCGTGGTCGTCTCGGACGAGATCCACTGCGACATGGCGCTCTACGGGCATCGTCACCGCCCCTTCGCATCGGTCAGCGACGCGGCGGCGCATTGCAGCGTCACCTTCGGCGCCCCGACCAAGACCTTCAACATCGCCGGCGTGGTCAGTTCCTACGCGATCGTCCCCGACGAGGCGCTGCGCCGCCGCTTTTTCGGCTGGCTCGAAGCGGGTGAGTTCCACGAGGCGCCCCTGCTCTCGGTCGTCGCTACCCGGGCGGCTTTCACGCCCGAAGGCGACGCATGGAGGCGGCAGATGCTGCGGTACGTCGAGGCGAACGTCGACTTCACCGACGACTTCCTGCGGCGATACGTTCCCCGCATCCGGGCGATCCGCCCCGAAGCGTCGTTCCTCGTCTGGCTCGACTGCCGGGAACTGGGGCTGGCCCACGATGCGCTCGTCGACCTCTTCGTCGCACGCGCCGGACTGGCGCTCAACGACGGCGAGATGTTCGGCCCCGGCGGCGAAGGACACATGCGGCTGAACGTCGGGCTGCCGCGCATCCGGCTCGCCGAAGCGCTCGAACGACTGCGGGCGGCGGTCGACGCACGCTGAGGCCCGTTCCGGCAGACGTCCCGACCTGCACTGCGGCAGACGCCGCTTCGCGCCGTCGCGATCCGCCCTCCCATTACCACACCCCGCCGCCGCGATTCTCCGTCGGATGGGTTTGGAAAGTCTGTGTATTTATATTACTTTTGTGCCGCAAAACGTACTGCATCCGATACGGACGGACGGTTCCGTAGCTCAGTTGGATAGAGCAACAGCCTTCTAAGCTGTGGGTCTTGGGTTCGAATCCCAACGGAATCACGAAAGAAAAAACCGCCTCTCAAAGTATTGAGAGGCGGTTTTTGTCGTCTTATCGGTTTCTTTACAACAAATATTTACACATCAAAATCGCTTACTTTTGACACTTTCTGTATATATTTGTCTGCAATTGTTGTTCTAATGTTGTTCAGCTATGGCGACCTTCCGAACCTGTATCTTTGCCCACCAGCGACGCGCAGACGGTACTTACAATATCAAGCTGCGCATAACCCACCACCGAAAAAGCCGCTGGATAAGCACGACGCTCTATGCACTGCCCGATGATCTGACGCGGGGATTGAAAATCAAGGATGAAAAACTCAGCCGCAAATGCCGCGAACTGGTCGAAGATTGCATCGACCTCTGCAACGACATGGGATACGCCGTCGAGGAAATGGAGATCGACGAACTCGTCGCACGCATCAAATCAGGATTGAAAGGCGGAGAGCGATTCCGGCTCGATTTCATAGCGTATATGAGGCAGGAAGCGGCGCGGATGAATTCCGGTACGGCATCGATTTACATGACAGCCCTCAACGCGCTGAGACGATACATTGGCCGCGATACGCTCGACATCGGCGAGATCACGGCACCGTTCATCAAAGGATTCGTGCAATTCATCGAATCGGAGCCTTCGCAACGAGGCGCCAACCGAAAGCAGAAAGGTGAAACTGCAACCAAAAACAAGGGCAACAGGGCACTGTCTCTGTATATTTCGCGCATCAAAACCATCTATAACCGCGCGAAGGAAGAGTTCAACGATGAAGAACTCGGACAAATGAATATTCTGGGCAACCCTTTCAGAAACTTGCGCCTCGAAACACCCGCGCCGACGGCCAAACGAGCCATCTCCGCGGAGTCGATACAGCAGATAATCGACTTGCCGCCACTCGCCAACGAACGCGCTCGGATGGCGCGGGATTGCTTCCTCCTGTCGTTCGCACTGATGGGGATGAACAGCGCCGATCTGCTGACCTGCCCGCCGGCCAGGAAGGACGAAATCGTGTATTTCCGGCAAAAAACCGCATCCCGCCGCACGGACCGTGCAGAAATGCACGTTCGGATAGAGCCGTGCGTCAGCCCTTTGATCGCTCGCTATTCGGATAAGACGGGGAAACGGCTGCTTCACTTCTACCTCCGCTACAAAGATCGCGTGTCATTCAACAAAGCGATCAACAAAGGCCTGAAAGATGTCGGCGAGGCGATAGGCGTCGATGGCCTGACGTTCTACGCTGCGCGGCACTCCTGGGCAACCATAGCGCGGACTCCCCGAGAGGAGGGCGGAGCCGGACTGGACAAATACGTGATTCATGAAGCGTTGAATCACGTTGACACATCCATGAAAGTCACCGATATTTACCTCGTGAAAAACTGGCGTGTCATTTTCGACGCCAACAAAGCCGTAATGAATCTTTTCGATTGGAGCGGAATCGGGAAATAATTCCGGCAACGAGTTATCGGAACACGGCCCATCCTATTTTCGTGCCGACATATTGTTTTTCCCGGATCGGATCATACCCTACTATGACCTCACCGCTCCATCGGCCTCTCGTATAGCGTCCGTAGATGCCCGCCCACTGGTTGTATGGATCGATTCCGAGGGCGAGCCCCATTTCCCAGCGCGGCGGCCGCACCTCAGTATGCAGTTTTGTAACCGTAATCTCACGGAAAACCGGCTTTACTACGGCCGAAGCCCGCAACAGCCGGTTTTCTCCTACGGTCGCATCAACAAGGAATGTTCCGGTCGAATCGGCGGAGAAATCCAGCCGGTAATCCCGTTCGAGCAGATAGTCGGCGATGATTGCGGCTGTATCTACACTCATGTATTTCCACACCGTATCGGCCGGTTCGCGCACCGCGACCGGATAAGATTCCCGAATGGTGTCGTACACGGGAACCGGCCACGGCACCCATCGGGTAACGGTGCTGTCGCGCATTTCGACGGAAGCCGCCCCGCGGCGGTAGCCCCAGCCGAAAAACAGTGAACCGACGATGAGCACGGCCAACAAGTATGCGAGCAGTCGTCTCACAGATGCAACACCTGCCTTCGGTTCTTCCCGTCGGCACGGTATGAAATATGGATCCAGCGGCCCCGATTCTCGTCGATGAGCTGGTCGAAGGGGATCGCGCTGGCTGCGATGCGTTCGAACAGCCGCAGATTATCCGCGACGCTGCCGGTGGTGATGTCGGCCGCTTCGCCCTTCATGTGCTGACTTGCCGCAGCTCCGCCGACGGCTGCGTTGAGCGCCGGCGATCGGTAGCCGCTGTTCACGCCGATCGGCTTGCCCCAAAGTTCGCGCACGGGATCGAGGCATTCGTCCATCAGCGCATTGAGCCGGCGAATGACGTCGTGCGACGGCGCGTTGTCGATGCTGCGCGCTGCGGCCGTATCGGAACGCAGCAATTCGGAAAGGGTGAAATACGTTGCCATACCTATCCTTTCATTCGGTCATACCACATCTTTGCCTGCCAGCCTGCGGCGGCTCCTGCGGCCGCCCCGAATCCTGCGCAGAGCGTCGCCGTGGTGCGGATGCCGCTCGGCAGGAGATTGAACAGAACGACCAGCGCAATGACGGCGGCCGACACGCAGAGCGCGATTTTGACTTGCTTTTTCATGGTTTTTACAGTACTAAGGTTAAAACAATATATGTTATCGATACTCGGGCAGCAGGTATTGGATGTTCATGGCCGCCGTGTGCATGATCTCCCGCGCATTCTCCTCCGATACGGACAGCGGGCGGGTGAACTCGCAGAAGATGCTGCCTATCCAGTCGTGGCGGTTGTCGTTGAGCCGTTTGATGATGGCCGCCCGACATCCGTAACTCGAAAGGATGGACTTCGCATATTTGTCGTTCACCTGCTCGTCGATGTCCGTGATGTAGAGGAAGAGGTTCTTCACCAGATCGCTGCTGAACTTCGGCACCTCCGAAATCGGAAGGCCCTGCATGTGCGGTTTCATCGGTTCCACCCCTTTGCGCTTGACCTCGTAATAGACGGACAGCAGGCTTTCGTTGCCGAGCGGATGCGGCTGTACGATATAGACCCGATCGGCATCCAGCTCGTGCAGAACGCTCCACAACTCACCGTATACGATAGACGAATTGTCGGCCCGACGGATACTTTTCGTCTCTTCGTCCTTTTTGAACTTCTCGATTTTCAGGTCGGTCAGCTTGTTTTTGCTGTACTGGTTATAGGCGAACCACGCAGCGATAATAGTTCCGAGGGCACTGATGATTGCGGGGAGGTATTCCATAGCGATTTCAAAGGTTAGGCGTCGTGTACATGCAGTGATTCCACCTCTTCGCGCTGCGCCACCCGCTCGGCTTCGAGCTCGGCGAGGGTCATCTCGTAGCGGTTGTACTCCTCTTCTATCTGCCGGCGTTCGTCATCTGTCAGCGACAGAATTTCCGAATCGGGCGGAAACAGAATGCCGGAATCTGTGTAGTTCCATTTTTCCAATCCCCGTTCATCGGTAATCTTTCCCCCGTACAGGTTGCACAGGACGCTGCCGTCCTCCACGATTTGCATCGCTTCCGCCTCGCTATAAGGCGGGAAATCGATCTTCTTTCTCATACCCCTAAATATTTACATATTACTCTTACTCGCATACCTCCGGACGTTGTATTTCCTGTCGCCATAACTTTAAGATATTGGACAGTAGGGTCTATCGTAATACCTGTCCCATTATATACGGATTTGTTACCGGCGGCGGAGACTGAATATACGGCTCGTGCGTTATAGACCGTCGCGCCGTATATGAACGCCCGTTCATCCGTCCAGTTTTGCACGGTGACATTTGTCAATGCAGACGCATTGTAATTATAAACGGCCACGGCCAGAGCCACATATCCTCTCGGTACGTCGATCCGTTTATTGGCTGTTCCTTCGGCAATATCGGTAAAGAATATACCGCTGTCTATGACTATTTCGCCTTGATTCGGGACACTTTGATACGACAGTTCTGCCGTGCCGCCCGTTGCGGTCGGAACATACGGCAGATCGAGGCCCGCGCCCGACGTGTCGCGCCACTTGTCTGCCAACAAACCGGCGGCGATGTATTCGGCGACAAGTCCGGTGCGCATCTCACCCGACAGAGGCAGCATATACCGTTCGGGCTCGCCGCCGTTCCACAGCGTAGCGACCTCCGAGGCCGTAAGGGCGTAATTGAAGATGCGATGAAAACGGACAATTCCTTTGAAAATGTAAGCCGAGGTAAGCCGGCCGACGATATACACATTCGCATTTTGATAATTGGGAAAAACAGATGTCTGAGTTGTCAGGACTCCATTTACATATACTTTCCCCGTTGTATTCGCAACATCCACCGAAAGTAGCACATGGTATGATGTTTCAGGAGACACCCGACCCGCATTCATTAACTGTGACCCTATGTACGCATACATCGATCCATTAGAGACGAACAGTTGAACGTTGCTTTGGGAGCCCCTTGCAGTCGTAAATAGCCTTTGATCCGTAGTTACGTCATCTCCTGTCGTGAAACATATTTCATGTGTCCGATCCCCTTCGAACAACAATGCCGGAGCGTCTGACGAAAAATATCCATCCGAGGTATTTACTCCCGTCTGACGCCCCTGCAAAGGGGCTATCTGCGACGATTTGATATATCCCGTCGCGGAGTCGAGGTCGGCTTTGCCGGCGAGTGCATCGGGAATATCCGATACGGACACAGAGGTACGCATCGCCGAAAAGGTGCCTCCTGACTCTGTAATGGTCAATGCAATGTATTTCCCCGAAGATATATATTCGATTTCGAGTGTTATTTTCAGTGGCAGACCAACACTCCTATTTACATCTACTATCACAGGAATAGATGCATTCCTGTTCGCCGCAGCGGGATCGGTCGACACAACGACGATACAGTTTCGCCTGAGCAACTTCGAGCATAACTTTCTGAATGCATCTACACCCCCGACGGCCGCACTGATCTCTTCGCTCGTACTGTCGCTATCGATGCCGAGATAACCGGAGGGAAGGGCCGTGTTGTTGAGCAGATCGGCCCACTCCATCGATGATGCCGTATACGGCAGTCTCGATAAGGTAAATGTTTCCGATGTCAACGTAAGACTGGACGGGAGCACGTATGTCTGCGATGCATAATATCCGATGACGGCCTTCGTATCGGCATGCACTCCATATCCTGACGGTACGAGGTATTGTCCTCCGTTATCGGGAATCCTGACAACAGGTACCGTGTGAATCGGATCCGCAACGATCCGATCGTATGCTGCCGCGATTTCAGAGGCAGACATATCGGGCAGATAGCTGTCGTCTATGGGGCCAGCTTTGGTCAACAACACCACAGGGGTTGTGTTCCCCAGAAACTCGGCGATCTGGTCGAGCGTGGCGAAGGTGGATGTGCTATCCCCGTCCTGAATCTCCAACGCAACCGCACCGTTCAGGGTCTGAGCTTGCTGTAAGTCTTTGATCTTATAATTTGCCATAGTGTCATTCGGTTTTGGGTAGATCGCCCAGACGCAGGAAATCGTGTACGTTGGACGGATGTTGTCTGAGATGATGCCGAGCCGCTGCGGCCGTCAGATTCAAGTGTGTGTAGAGTTTTCCGCGATAGCGGATCACGATGCCGGATTTGAGCATGTAACCGCCGTTTGCGCCTTTCTGCTCCTTCCGCAAATAGGAGGCGATCATCGCGGCCGCATCACGGAACCGGTTGGGACACCGGCCGCTGAAATCGGAAAGCATCGGACGCCCGAACACTTCCCGATAATCCGATTCGATCCGCTTCTTCTCTTCCATGCACAGAGAGGTGCCCGATGCGCACCTCTCCATGTACCAGTCCAACGGTTGCATACCCCCTACTCGGCCGGAGTACACAATGCTTCCAGCGCGGCGCGAGAAGCGTCGATACCGCCGGCGTCGAAGAAGATCTGCGGCGTCGGTGCGTTCTGCTCGATCAGGTCGCCGCCCCAACCTCCGTTGTAGCCGTCGCCGTACTTGTCGAGCGTCGCGTTCTGCATCGATGCGCCCTGTTCGTAGCCGATCACACAGAACGCCTGGCTGCCGTCCGCACCCTTCGCCTTGTTCTCGTAGACAGCGACCCAGTCCTCGTTCTTGAACGCCTCGATGTTCTGCGAGTTCGCGGGGCTGTCGGCCAGCATACGCAGCGGCAGCGTCTTGTTGATGGCGATGCCGATTTCGGCGTTCTGATCCTCGTAGATCAGCCCGTTGTAGGGCATTTTGGAGGGAATCGAGAACCGATAGGCCCTCTTGCCGGATTTGAGTGCGATCTTGGTGATCTTCGGTTTGGTGTAGGTCGTCGCCGATTCGTCCAGATCGGACTTCTTGATAAGATAGGCAATCTTCTCGACGCCCACCCCATAGACCGTGTTGCAATCTTGCAGGATATCGCCTGCCAGATCATTGATACATTCTGCCATTGTTTTTTTTAATTTATTATAAAAGGGTTAATTCGTGTTTGAAGCAAATATAGGATACGCAGGAAGGGTTCCTCCGAACTTTTCGCTGTTTTTTACCTTTTGCGTCCGGCGTAGCGCGCCGTCTCATCCTGCACCTTGACCCGCCGCTGACCGTTGTTTATATCCCTGACCGTCACGACAGGATTCGGCATTTCCCGCATTACACGTCTGAGCATCTGCTCCATCTCACGCATTCCGCCTGCTCTTCTCTCTGGTAAATGCGATGTCGGAATGGCGTTGCCGCCGCTCGACACGTTCATCATCGAGAGCACCGGCCCCCAATCCACGACCGCACGGGCCGTCATCACGGCCTCGCCGTTGGACAGCCGCGCAGGGATGCTGTCGCTCGTACCCGTGCCGGGGCCGGTCACAAGACCGCCGCGGGAAAATTTCGGCGTAGCCGGTTTCTCGGCTTGATTCAAAACTTGGTACGCCTGCGCAATAGCGGAAAGGACAGCCGCAATCGCAGCCGCCATTTTGATCGGACGCGCGGCATTGCCTGCAATCGCTTCGGAGATCGCCAACGCCGTATTGACACCGATATTGAACAGCGCCAGCAGTTTTGCGAACTCGGCAAACTCCGCATTATCTTCAGCCAGCGTATTGAACAGATTGGCTGCCGCACCGCTGATCGTCGACATCGCCGTCAATGTGGTGTTTAGCTGATATTCGGCCTGCTCTTTGGTAATTCTTGCCGTCTCCAATTTCGCATCCTGAACCGCCATTTCACCATTGAGGACGGCCGTCTGGTATGCAACATCCGAATCATACAGAGATTCTTTCGTTGCTTCGTCCATACTCAGCAATGCCTGGTATTTATCCATAGCGATGCGAAGCTCCTCCTGCGCGATCGCCCGCTGCGCGGAGAGACGTTTCCCATTATCCTCGCTTTTCAGGTCGGAATAGTTCTCGTTCTTGACTTGCGCACGAGCCAGGGCGTCCATCTGGGCATCCATACCGAGGCGGGCCCTGATGCGCGCTTCCTCACGCGCCAACTCCTTGCGCAACGCCTCCTCGCTGTATTTTGCCTCGACGGATATTCGGTCTTTCTGATACTTTTCGTCAAGAGCCAATATCCGTTTGTTCAGCGTCTCTTTCTCTTGAAGGAGCCACGCCGCCTGCTCTCCTTCGGCGGTTTTCAGCAGGATGTCGATCTCGCTGATTCGCTTTTCTGCCGATTTTTTCGCAACCGAGTTTTGCTCAGAAATGCTTTTTAACTCGCTCTCTTTCGTCTTGGTACGCATCTGCTGGACGAGTTGGAAATAATCCTTCTCCGCTTTGAGGGCCGCATCTTTCGCTTCCTTGATGGCTTTGGCGCGGGTTTTGGCGGTTTGGGTTGCTTTTGCATCGGTTTCATTCAGACGTTCTTGCAATTCCCGCAGAGCGGAATTTTCCTGAGCATTTAGCCGTTTTAACCCCGCTTCCATTTCTGCAAGTTTGTCGTTTGTCTCAACTGAATTCTTAGTCGGTTCGGCACTTAATTTCGCGATCTCGAAATCCAACTGGGCGATGTCCTTTTTGATTCTGAACATTTCCCGCGTCTTGTCTATTGCTTCCTGTGCATATTTTGCACGTTCCGCATCCGAGTTTTTCAATTTATCGTTCGATTTCAGTCGCGCATCCGCTATTTCCGCTTCGAGTTCTGCAATCCTTACGACGCCTTCCCTGTATTTGGTGTTTCGTTCTTCCTGTTTAGCGGCTAACTCGTCGAATGTTTTTTGTAATTCATTAGCTTCAACACCTTGCCCCAAGAAGCTAATAAAACCACCTATAAACCCCGAGCGCATTACATTTTTCGCAAGGATTTTTAACTGCGTCCAAAACGTTTTGAATTTCGATGTCGTCTCTACCATCACTTCACCCATTCTATCGACCGAATTAGTGTAGGCTGCATTCCACGCATCTGCGGCCGACATTGCTCGCTGATTTTTGTAGAATAGTTCCTCGTTCTCCTGAATACGGGCATTTACTTCCCGAATGGAAAACGATAGCGCCTGATAGCTGGCGTAGATAGCAGCAATAGCAGCTCCGATAGGCGTAGCAATGAATGCCGCCATCTGTTTAACAAGAGACCCAATGGCACCTGCTGCACCCTTAATGACATTCGTAACGCCTCCCGCATTTTGAGCCGTTTGCGCAAGTTGCAGCAAGAAATTGTTCCCAACAGGAAGCGTGTTCTGAATGGCATTCTCATAATTGCCGACATTCGAACGATAATCGCCGATTGCGGCCTCCGCCTCTTTAACGGCGTCGCGCTGCGCTTTGATATGATCTGCTAACGCTTTCCCGCTGGCGCTTTCGCGTTCGGCGGCCGATAACCTTCCATACTGCGCAATAAGGCCGTTCAGATTCGCGCGTAGTTGATTCAAAGACCCGTCAAGCTCTTTTTCGACCTTAATGTTATTTTGAATCTCTTTTTCATACTGTCTTTGTTCATCCGTCAAGGCTTTTGTGGTAGACTTCAATTCTAATTGTGCCTTTTTATAATCGGACAGCGAAATTTGGCCGGTCTCGTACTCTTTTTTGAGGTCGGCCAAAATCTTCTTATTGTCTTCAATAGCTTCGTTGGCTTTTACCCAACCCTGAACGAGTTCCTTATAATTGAAGCGAATATTAATAATCTTATCGATCGAATCTTGTGTAGCCATAATTTTACAGTTTAATCAATTTACACTCGCATATACCGTCCTCACCGGTCGTGACGGAGTAGATGGCGAAATAGCATCCGTACACATCGAGGTAAACCCGCCGCGTATAGTCGAGATTGCAGATGTCGGCCACGGTCAGTTTGACGTAGACCGTAATCATGCGGAACTTTTTCAGTATCCGCTGGTAGTCTGCATACCGTTTCGCCACGATACCCTCCGACCCGCCGAAATACATCGTGCGGGGGAAGTATCCGTATTCGAAATGCGCCAAACCGTCGGATGTCGTTATATTCAAGGCGAGAATCCGAGGTGAAGGCTCGTTATAGGTTACATCGGTGGTATTTCCGTCTTTATCCTTTTTGACATCGTAGCATGGAACTACGGCAAATGTCGTCTTGTCGTGGATGCTGTCGGTATTGTTGATGAAACGATTGGCCGAAGCCGAGAAATTCAATGATACCAATTCGTTCTCCAGCTCGATGTTCTCGTTGTCGATGGAGATGATACCCTGCGTGTTCAACATCTCGGCGTCCTCGTCGTTGTCGTAGTCGAGCGTGTTGGTCTGGGCATAATCCCCCATCGTGAACTCCGTCCCCTCCGGCCGCCAGATTTCGCCCCGATCGTTCAGAATCACTTTGCGGCTCCAATCCTGAATCGTTGCGTCGAGATGACTGTCGACGATTCGTCTGTCGGTCTGCGTGTTCGGCGTCCGGTTGTCTCCCGAGCCGACGATGCGGTAATCGTAGTCGATCGTCTCCGTCGAATTATAGAACTGATCGGGCGACATCATGCGGATCGTATTGCTATCCGAACTGTCCGGATAGGCGAAAAGTCCGGCCATTGTCATCAATGCCGACAGGAACTCCGCGTGCGTCATATCCGGCAGGTTCTCGGCAATCGGAAACGGAGAGGGAAACGATATATCGTCGAAATGGGGCGTAATGATGAACCGGGCCGAAACGAGAGTTTGATCGCCACCGTTCGTAACGAAATTTTCCAAACTCCACCAGATCACATTGTATTCCTCGACGTCGACTTCTTCCTTGTTGAATATATCCGACAAGGCGAAAACAACTCCGTTACCTATTCCGCTTCCCGAATCATAAACTGACAGCAACACCTGCTCTGTGCCATCTGTTTTGCGGCCGGCAAGACGCAATTCGACCGGTTTCGTCGCATCCTGTCGATGTCCGTTAAAAACAATAGGCTCCCCGTCATAACTAAGTATCGACACGTCTACTACTTTTGTATTGGCAATATAGAACTCTTTATATTCTTTCACCTCCGAAGGCAAGCCCTTATTTATTACATCTTCGACAACAATCCCTCTCTTATCCCATACCGTATTATCCTTTTGATAAAACAGCGGATAATATCCATTATCGCTATTCGTAAAATAGGCGGAACTTGCCTCGAACCGATCCGAGTACCAGCTATCCGGCCCTGAGTTTTTCGACACGAGCGGAATTAACAAATCATGACCGTCTATTCGACTTAGTGCAGTTTTGTCTTCTATTATAATTCCGTGGTACCGTTCTATTGCGTTTAATACGGCTTCCACGTAGATAGACGGATGCGTATATTTCCAGTATTGGCGGCTTTCTCCGGGTATGTACCAGTTACCGGAAGAGTCTTTTGCATATTCGATAAGCGATGCGCCGAAATCAACTGCGATAAAACCGGTATACGGAGAAACCGGGCTATTCCTAAGTAAATAGCTTGTATCTTCGTTCCACTCGACATAATCCGCTCCTGCCACCTCGATGATCTGCTCGCGCAGATCGCGCAGCGAAGCGTCGAACAACGGCTGGAAGTTGTCGATGTTGCCCCACACGAGTGTGATGTTGATCGTGTCGGTTACGTCCGTAACCATCGCATACCCCCGCGTGAAGACCGGAAAGCCGCCGAGGTAGTACGCTGCCGAATGCTTCCCGTATACCGCCGAATCGTCCAAGATGTCGATGCGGTCGATCAGACCGAAGGCCTTGCGGTTGCGGGGCGTCAGCGGCAGATTGATCTCCGCGCTGCGGTTGCTCTGGATCACGTCGAGATCGTTGAAGACCGGCGACTGGAAGATCAGCGACGGCGTATCTTCCAGATCGCACAACTGACCGTTTATGTAGAGCTCCTTCGTCATAGCGTCAAGTGCTTTATCGAAAGTTCTACCACGCAGTCCTGCATGCAGGCATTCGTCCGCGAGATGTCGCCGTCTTCGACATAGGCGTCGATCCACACCTTCCGCCGGGCGTCGTACAGCTGCACCTCCCGTCCGGAGAGAATCGATGCGCACAGGTCGAACAGTTCACGGTCGACCAGTCCGCTATGGAGCGTATGGGTCGTGGTCGCCGTGATCGTGCGGTGGCGTTCGGGTGTCAGTTTCTCGGAGAGCGTTTCGAAGGTCTCGTCTTCGGATACGTCGTCGACGCGCTCGGTCGGATGCCAGAGAAAGTAACGCATCAATCCCGTTGCATCGCGCCAGCGCACGAACGATCCGCTGTCGCAAGGATTCACCACGACCGTCAGACGCGCGCTCTTCACGGCGCCGGTCGTGCCGCCCGTCGAGACGATCAACTGCCGCTCGCCGCCTCCGAATTCGCGGAAGAAGGTCATCGGAAGGGAGAACACGGGATCGACACGCGAATAGACCTCCCGCCGGCCGCTGTCGGCATCGGTGAAAGCGAAGTCCTGCATGGCGCCCGTATAGGAGTTGACGAGGATCTGCTCGCTGTAATCGAACGCCGGAAAGACCACGATCTTCGACGGCTGGGGCCAGCTGATCGGGGTATCGGCCTGCGCATTGTTCGTCATCGCGCGCGCCGACGCCCCTTTGAGCAGATAGAGCGGCGACGAGGCAATCGCCTGCCCGTCTACTTCGAGGCTGATCGTCGTTTGCGCATTCCCGTCCTGTGCGATGATTTCGAACAGATCGTCCATCGGGAATACGGCCGAACCGTTGATGATCGAACGCACCAACGTATAGCCGCCGACTTTGACAACGGCCGCATTGTATGTCGGCGCTTCGCTGACTCCGACCGTATTGTAGTTTCTCGCCAGCGAAATGGCGGGTGTTAATCTATATTTAGGCATAATCACTGATTGTTTCATTCAACATCGTAAACACGCTGCGGTCGAGCTGCTCGGAGAGTTGCCGGTCGATGTCGTCCACGGCCGGCTGCAACAGGTCGAACAGGATCTCCGTACCGCCGCCCTCGCGGTAGAGCACCGTGCCCTTGCTCCATACGTTCGCCGCCACGGCGTAGGCGTCGATCTCCTCGATGCCGTAGAGCCCCTCTTTGGCCTGCGCCCATCGCTCGATCGCAAGGAGAAAAGCATCGAAGGAGGCGTATTGCGCCTGCACATCGCCCGCAGAACGTCCCCCGTCGACGCCGGCGATCCCCTGCCGGCCGACGAACGCCGCTTCGAAACCGTCGTCGTTCTGTTCGACCTGCGTTTGGAGCGATGCCGCCGTCGCGCCCGTGGCCCATTCCGGCACGCCGAGGCTGTTGACCCGCTTTCCGCTGCTGCCCGTCTTCGTTTGCAGATTCGCCACGACCTGCGTGCGCAGCGTATCGAACCGCGCTTCGCACACCTCGATGAATCGCTGCGGATCGAAATAGCGCAGTATCTTGTCGATCCTATCCATTGTTGCAGGTCGAATAGGTCATCGTCGCCTCGCATTCGACTCCGCAGACCAGCTGATCGAATCGGGCGGCGAACGGGGTGATCTTCGTGACCTGCACCTCGACTCCTCGATCCCGCAATGCCTCGAAAAACTCCGCCGAGCGGTCGATCATCTCCTCGACGATCGGCATGACCTGCGTCGCGGTATCGGGTTCCGCTTCGCCGAGGTCGCCGCAGAAGAGGAACTTCGAGGCGCGCTTGTAGACGCCATCGAGATCCGTCGGCGTGATCGTCTCGAAGAATTGCCGCACGACGACCGGATACTCCGTGATCGTTCCCAGGATGTAGTTCGTCTCTTTAAGGCGGGCATAGATATACGAACCGAAGCCGCACGCCCCGGCGGCCTTGTCGATATGGTCGTTCAGCGAGTTTATCTTCACTCCCACGATACGGCGGGCCGGCGGCGTCTGCCCGACGACCCTGTACTCGTATTCCTTGTTGTCGGTCATCTTCTTTTGATTTTAGAGGTTTGTATCCTGCTGAGATTGCGCTGCTCGATCACGTCGTTCGTCGTCGACTCGAAGGCTTCGTAGACGACGCTCCACTCCATGCCGTAGACCGACGCGGGCGATACGGCGCCGTTCATGATCTGCACGTACTTGCGCACCACGGCGGCGATGCCTCGGTCGGGGCGGTCGATCTGCGCCTGCCGCTCCTCGTCGGTCGGTTCGATTTTCAGATCGGCGAATCTCTTCGAGATGGCCGCGAGCGTGTCCATGCAGTGCAGAAAGTAGCGGTACGCACGGATGAACCGCAAATCCGCGACCTTCTCTTTCGGGATGCCGAGCATTTGCGACAACACGTTGACGAAGTAATCGGTGGAGCGGTTCGTCGCGTTCAGCACCGCCAGATCGCGCATCGTCATGTGTTTCGGATCGCGGGCCGCAATACGCCTGTCCGGCAGCCACCGCCGATGCAGTACGCAGCATTCCGGTTCCGCCCGTCTCCTGATCTCTTCTGCAAACCTACGGCTTTCGAGGTTGAACAATGCCGCCCTGCCGATGATGATGTCCCGAACGGTGTCGGTCGATTTGACGATCATAATCCGAATAAGTTTGCGGGTTCGAAAATTGCCGAACAATAGTCCGGCACGGCCCCCAGTTCGACGAGCTTCGGCCGCAGGACGCAGCATTGGCGCACCATATCGTTCCAAACCTCTATGGCACGGATGCGCGGACTCGCTTCGTCCGAATATTCCCCACGCTGCACCTTCTCGCCGGCCGGTGTGCCGACCGTAGTATGCGTGCGCAGCCAGTAGAAATAGACATAGTTCGCAATGGGCGAGGTCTTGACCGCTTCGTTTCTGAGCAGCGCAACGATCTGCGGATTCTCCTCCGCCGTCGCCGCCAGTGCCTCACCCAGCAGATTGCGGAGAAATATCGGCTCGTAAATGGCGATGTAGGAGTTCGCCGAATCGATGAGTGTCTGAGCGAGCGCCGTCGGCTTGTCGTCCTTCCGATTGGCGATGCCGGAGATGTAGATCGGATCCTTCTCGAAATAGGTGTTGTCGATAATCATGGGAAATGTATTTAGCGGGCGCAGGGGCGATCAAACCCCTGCGTCCTGAAATTACTTCACCGTTTCTCGGTGGCGCGGCCCAACTTGATGAGCGTCTTGGCATGTACGGGATGCACCTTATAGGCTTTGCCCTTCTCCAGCGTATTGCCGGGGCCGCCGGTTCCGTAGACCGTCACGCGATCGTTGAAGTCCACATTGGTCTTTTCTTCTTTCGTTGCCATATTCTTTTTCGTTTAACATGTTTGACTTAGGCTGCCACCTTCAAAGACTCGGCAGCCGGTTTCTGCAAGGCGGCGATAATGGTCACAAACGCGCCTTTGACGAACGCCCCCTGATCGACCGATGCGAAGTACGAGTGCAGACGCTCCTCGCAGATGACCGTGAAGAGATTCTTCTGGAAGTCGTCGTCGACCCACCCGAATTCGACGCGAATGCCTTTGTACGGGCGAACGTTCCATTTGCTCGTATCGGCAACGAGGAAATCGCCGGCCTTGACGTAGGTCGATTCCACGATCTCCACCCCGCGGATGAGCCGGAACAGCTCGTCCGAGATGTAGTGACCCGTCGAATCCTTCGTCAGGTCGATGGAGGCCCGATCCGAAGGGTTGAGCATCACCACGTCGGGATAGAAGTTCAGGTTCCGCATCTGGAGGATCGCTGCGCGGATCGCATCGGCCTTGTTCGCCATTTCGACCGTCCCGTCGAGCGCGGTGGCCGTATAGGTAGCAGCAGCCGTGAAGATGCCTTTGAGATTCACGCCCGTGCCGTCACCGGTGAGCAGCTGTTTCGTGCGTTCCTGAACGAGCGACGTGCGCAGCATGTTGTCGATCTCCGACTGCATATAGTCGAAATCGTCGCGCATCTCGTAAGAGATTTTGGCCGATACGGCCACTTTCTTCGCCGTCGACGTCTCAGGGACATACGACCAGTCCATAACGGGCTTCAAGGCCCCCTCGGCGATGAATGCAGGAGCGCCGTTGCCGGGCTTGCGATCCACCCATGTGATATTGGGCGAGTTGGTCGAGCCCTTGAACAACCGTTCTACGACGCGCGTGTCTTCGCTCGGCGCGTAATGGATAGTGCGGTCTACTTCGGTGTTGAGCGCTGCAACCGCCGCGGTATTGGCCGCCACGGTGATCGTCGTAGCAGCCGCTTTGATCTCCAGTTCGAGCGCCGTATTGCGTTTCTCCGCGAAAGCGCGTTTCGCCTCGTCGCTCGAAAGGAACGCCTTGATCTGCTCGCGGATCGTGCGGCCCTTGCCGGCGCTGCCGCTCATCGAACGGCGAATCTCGCTCCCCTGCTCCTTGAGAGCCTTCTCGATCTCCGCGATCTTCTCGGCCGACACGCCCAGTTTCCCGAGCGACGATTTTACCGACTCGACGATCTCTTCCTCCGATTTGATCCCCTCGGCCAGCATTTCGAACTGGTCGTTGATGTGCTTGCCGAGCAATTCCATGCCCTTGCGATCCACATCCGAGAACTCCCCGCTGTCGGGCAGTTCGAATTTCTTGAATTTGAATGCCATGTTTTTCAGTTTTTGATTTGACCTAATTTTTCGAATACCGAACTGCGTGAAGTGAGTGGCGCGGGGGCCGGCTCGGCTTTGAACATCGACAGTATTCTGCTGTATACTTTTTCGTATTCATCGGGCGCGGTCTCCCGTAATGCCTTGACATATCGTTCCATGTCGTCCAAGGCTTTCATGTCGCCGATATACTCCGTGTGCTCGTTGGCGCCGAAGGTGACGACCGAAATCTCGTGCAGAATAATCTCCTTCACGATCAGGCAGTCGAGATCGGGATCGTAATCGCATTTGTCCCATACATACCGATAGCCGATCGAGAACTGGTTGAGCACCCCTTCGTGCATCTGCACCCATGCGCGGCGAGCGTCCGGCACGGCATCGAAATCCGAGAGCTGCACCGTGGCGTATCCGCCGTCGTCCTTCTCCTCGATCGACAGGATACGGCCGATCGGGTTCTTCGTCTCGTGCTGCCACAGGAATTGTATCTTCCGGTTCGTCGCAGACGCCGGCCCGCGCTCCTGAATACTCTTGCTGATGCAACCCTTCATCAGCATGTCGCCGTCCGAATCGACCGTTCCGAACGAACAGAACTTCACGAGAATGATGTGTTTCTCCTCGTCCACGACATCGGCCTTCAATATCGGCGCTTGCTTGAAAGCCCCGCCGCGGCTCATGACTTTTTTATACAGTAGTTTGTCCATTATTCCAGAATGTTTGCAATGATGTTTTTCCCCTGTTGCTCGGTAATGAGACCGGAGGCGATCGCGTTGCTGGCAGCCGTCACGGCCGCCGTCAGCGAGTCGGCATACAGCCGCTTCGCTTCCTGGAAGATCGACAGGTGATCGAAATAGGGAACGATGCGGAATCCATCGAACCCGTGCGCCGCGTTCAATACCTCCGATATTCGCTCTGCATCCGGTTTGATCGCATCGTTGTACAATTTGACCTCGGCCGCCGTAAGATTCGCATAGGTCGTACCTTCGGTGTCGATCAGTACATACGGCACTTGATAGGCATCGGCGATCTCCTTCTTGGCATTGCGCTGCACCTCCGTGAGATTCATGTCCTTCATGTTGGCCGAAATCTGCACGAAAGCAGCCTTCAATCCGGTCACGATGTACTTATATTGGCCCTTCATCACGCCGTATCGCCGCAGGGCCGCTTGTGCCTGCTCCCGATCCTCCTTGTTCTCCGGCAACACGGATGTCCGGAAATCCTCGCTATTCAACGAGATGATACCCAATGCCCCTCTGTTGATGATGAGTTCGTTCTGCGCCTCGAATGACGACACGAAAGGATTGACGGCGTTCTGCAAGGCTGACAGACGCGACTGCGATGCTCCGAAGATATTCGGATTATAGGCCGAATCCCGCACGACGAACATTTGATCCCGATCGACACGAATTTGATAATCGTTGATCGAAACCATATAATAATCGATCTGCGGATCGGGCCGGAAACCGGTGAATTCGGAGGTCGTCACCTCCTGAACAAGCGGATTCGGAATCACGTAGAGTTCGTAGGCCGTGGGCACACCGACCGGCTCCCAGCGAAGAATATAGGCTTTTCCGTAAATATCCTTGAAGGCTTCGATCATCGCCGTGAAATCTTCGATCGTTTGAAAGTCATTCGGATGCTTCCACCTGTTCAGTTCCTCCGTGCGACCTGCGACCTGGCGAGCGTCGTCCGACGGATCGACAGCCCACCAGCGGGCGTTGCGAATTGCCGCGGATTTCTTGGTCACGACCGAAAACAACGCGCTGCACCGAGCGTAAGCGATAGTCTGTCCGGCAACGGTGTCGCAGTCGATCGTACTACCGCTGCCCAATCCCATTGCCGAGAGAAAATCGCGCACAGAGACGAACCGCTGTTCCTCCGCTGTCGGAGTTCCGCACTCCGATTTCGTCGTCAAGTCCTGACTCTTACTTCGCCACTTCAAGCTGAATCTCATTGCACATAGCCTTTGAAGCAAATGTAAGGGCGATAAAAGAGGGTTCTCCGAACTTTTCGCTGTTTTTTCATTTTCGGCGGTTGCAGACCCAATAGAGATACTCCATTACAGCGTATCGGGCCGCATCCCACAAGTGATTGAATTTGTCGATCGGCTGGTTGATCGTAATGCCGTTCACCGAATCCCACACATAGGAATTGGCCTCGGTTTGGAAATTACGGCTGCGGACGATATGGAGGCGGAACGATTTGACCATGTGAATTCCGTCCGTTACGGAACCGGCATATTTCTTCGCCTTCACCACGCTGAGCCCGCGCAGCAGCAGGCCGTCGACCATCGATTCGGGATTTTTAGCGTATTTGTCCGCCGAGTCGGCGAATATGGGCATCCGCCCGACCACCCCCTCGATCGCATCGTAGAGCAAGGCCGGATCGGAGCAGGGTGCATAAAACTCTTCCTTCATGTATAGATCAAGCCCCCGAAGCCCCAGACGGACGAGCGCCGTAGGATCGTTCGTAAATCCGAAGTCGAGGCCGAACACGACCCTTTCCAGGTCGGACGGAAATTCATCGATCCAGTCGATATTCGGATAGACAAGGCCCTCTTTCGCCGCACGGATTCCCAATCCATAGACTTTCCATCGCCACTCGTCGGCCGTGCCCGCAGCAATGTTCGCCGGTGTAGGTTCATAGGATTCGATCTCTCGTATGACCCCAGGCGGGCAGAACGGATTGTCTTTGTATGTCGTGTGCGTAAAATAGGTGTGCGGCTGCCCTTCCAGTTCGAAGGCCCAATGTTCGGTATATTTGGGATTCCAGTCGCCGATGACCATCGTCGTGCAGCGCATCGTGATATTTTTGTACTGCTGCTTCGAGATGTCGTCCAGCATCTCGTTGATGTAGATGATGTCGCAATCGTATCCTTCACGGCTATCCATTCTGTCCAATCCGCGGAAATGGATCACGGAGTTGTTGATATAGTAGTCGGGATGTTGATTCTCGCTGCGCATCGCATCGGGATCGTAGACGCCGCGCAGGGTCAGTTTCTTGCGGAAATCGGCAAGGGTGATCTCCTTGCAGGCCTGCAACGTATTTCGATATACGAAGATATTGAGCGGGGATAGTGCGAGCGTACAGATGTCGTACAGAAAATCGAAGGCATCGTAGGTCTTCCCCGAACGGCTCGACCCTTCATTAAAAATCTTCAACACCGCATCCCGTTCCCTGTACTGCATGTACCGATACATGAGGTAACGATACACTTTCCCCCGATAGGTGCGGATGTCAGGCAGACGATGCATCGGCAGGCGGTGTTTTTTCGATCGACAACGCATCCTCCGCGTCTATTTGAATGACGACGGGAGCGACGGCAGGATTTTCTATCTTTCCGGATAGTTTCACCTCCTTCGGCGCTGCGTAACCCAACATGTTCATGATGCTGTCGAGACTCTTCTGCTTGTCGTAGCACTCGATCTTCACGAACTCCTCGACAATCTCATCGCCATTCGAAGCGATCCGTTTGACCTGTTTGGTATTGATCGACTTTATACATGCCTTCTCGTCGTCCGTAAGCGACTCGAACTCTTTAAGCGACATCCAGCCGTTACGAATGCGGGTCGCATCCGAAAAGGCGATCTTCTGGTGCTCGCGGATGATCTGCAAGGCCGAGATGCCCGCAGCCTCGGCAAGGTGAGTTTTCAGATATTCGATCCTCGCTGCAACCTCACTGTTTTGTAATAGCAGATAGGCATTATTCCATACCGTGTTATCGCTCATGTTCGAACATCTGTAAGCATAGCGATATGCCTCGGACGCATTACCGCATTCGAGGTACTTATTGCAAAACTTTTCCTGTTTGATCGTGAGCTTGCCCATATATGCAAAGATCGCCTATCGGGGAGACGATTCTTTCAACTTTTCGCTCTTTTTCATTGCCCGATATAGCGGTATTGTAGGTGTGCATGTAAATCATGCCACTCTTCGATCAGTCGGGGATGCCGTTCGACAAATGCCTCCCACTCGATGCGGCGCAGATAGATCCGCCCGTTGCGGACGACTGTGCCGAGTGTCCGATCCACTCGAATCGATTTCCATATCCAACGTGTCGAAATGTCGTACTCATCGGCTGCGGCCTGAATTGAGATAAAATGGTTCATTGCAAATCCCGAATTAATTACTACCTTTGTTCTTGGGTGAGGGGTGATCTTTCGGGATCGCCTCTTTTTCTATTTTTCCATCTCTATCAAATAATCCATATTTGACCAACCGCCAGCAGCTTTAACAGACGCGACGCACGTTTCCATATATCTATCTGGAATCGGATATAAAAGCTGATCTTGACGATAGCCATAACTCGACCCGCCTATAAACCGGATATTTCCCCACTCATTACGAGTCAATATGTACTCGATTAATTCCCTAACGGTATATTCTCGATCGAATATTACATCATAAGGCGCGGTCTCATCCCCGCCTATTTTATCTGTTCGTCTGTATTTTATCATTTCCTCTACCTTTCGAGTTTCACCTCCTCGTCCATTCCGACGATACCCCGCCGGCGCAGACGCTTGATGAAGTTCTTTATGTTCAATGCCTGCTCATAGTAACAGTCCTTTTCGACCTTGACACGCGATTTGCGGTCGCTCTCGACCTTCATGTTCTCAGGATTCAGCCACGAATCGGCCGACACCTCCACTTCCGCTCTCGACGCTGTCCGCGTAACCGTATTGAATTTATAGAGGGTATGACCGGGCACCCGAACCAGTTGCCCGATCAGTTTGTATTCGTTCTGCTTTCGTTCGACGGCCTCGATCTGCGCTTTGGCTATCTTATCGTTCGTCACGCCGTCATGTGGAGTCAAGATGTCCATCGTTCTATTCGTTTTCGTAAATCGGTCGCCAGCCGATAACCACACCATCGTATCCGAGACACTCTTCTGCATTCTGGCAGAAGGAATAGCCTCCATCACACATCCACACATCATCTTGGCGGGCTCCAAGATAAATTCGCTCATGTTCGCCGTCCGAGACTTTCATCAAAACACACGAATTATTTTCCGGCAGTTCCTCATTCGGATTACGCCAGCGGGTCAATTCTTCCCGCTCGGATTGGGCACCTGCAATAAAGTCACATTCAGTTAACTTCATGTGACTGCCGTATTCTCTCGTCCCACCACGCCACACTTTTCGAGCATACTTTTTTGCCCTTTCCTTAATCGCTTTCATATCTCATCCAATTTTTGGATAAATGATCTCAAATCTTCACACAGCGCAGGGTCGCACACCCTACCGCTCCCGTCACAACCGTCCTTATATTTGCATGAGGATTTGAATGCCTCTATTGCCTTTTCACGCATCCGCTCCTCGGTTTCTTGCTCGGCAAGTCCTGCCATCCTTTCGGCATCCTGCATTGTCACATACCCGCTATACGGATAGCTGCACTCGTGATCGTACAAGTAATTTTCAGCTCTTTCACTTTTCATTATTCTACTCCTTTCAGTAATTCTGGGTTATCGTGCATATTGCCGATTGCCCACATTTGATAGGAATCGTCGAAGCAATCGGAAATAAGAAAAATATCCACGTCGCCGAAGTTCACAACGAACCCACAGTTTCGCCACTCGACCACTCCGATGCTCCCGAACTTATCGGTCAGTACATCCCCTTCGCAAATTTCTTCACCGTTCTTGTCTTTCAGACCCGTGTACTGGCCGATTGTATCGGGGTAAACTTCGTCAATGATTGCCTTTATTCCATTCTCTTCCGAATATTTTGTCATCGAAACAATGCCAGTTTTCCCATTAAAACACTCCACAAGACTACCGACAGCCCATTCCATTGTATCAGGGCGTTTGCCTCGGAATTTAATTTCTCTCATAGTCTCCAATTTTTTTTGTAATTATTTCGAGATTTTGCCAGAATCTCGCTATTTCTTGAAATGTTTGATAATCTCCTCGGCGGTGGCCTTATGCCGAGCAAGTCCCTCCCATTTAGATATGATCGGATCGTCTTCAACATGATCCATACCGATACATAGTGACCATCTATCCGTAATTTCGTTTACATACCACTGCATGTAATCGTTCTCGTCGTTCATCGCCGCCAATGCCTTAAACAGCTCGATATTCTCGCCGCAGTCTATGGCTGGGTGTCCTTTGGCAACATTTTCAGCCTTGAACTGGTCGATGGAATATCGGGTTTCCTCGTCGTAGTCGCAGATCCCGTGCACCTCGTAAGCGATTTTAAGCCGATCAATCCCTCTGCAATGCAGGGTGTTACAGCCGTCAAATAGGCAGCAGGAGCAGACGTGATACCCGATTCCCTTCAGCCATTCGGTCAGCTCCTTTCGCTTTTCCGCATCCTCGACACGGACAAAGCACGGTGTTGTAAACTCCATACTATTTCACCAATTCGAATTCGTAAACCACCACCCACGGGTTCCGATCCCATGTTCCCCGTCCGGACACCTTGTCGATCAGCGAAGCGAAGGCTTCGCGGGGAGTGTCAAACCCATCATCGCTATTTCCAAAAAGGCCGTAAACTTCGTATTTGTCGTACTCTACATCCCCTAAGATACCCTCCTTCATGCAATCCTCCTCCGAAATATCCTGCAACCGCTCGCACTTGATTCCGGTGATGCGGATTTGATGGGGCATCAACTCGGCCTTAGTAAGCATCTTGTTCGTCCAACCAGATGGTTTATCATCATCTTCCCAAGCATACGGATTGACACAGTTGGAGTAGTCGAAAATATCTTGATATCTCTGCGCCACGGCCACGACCTCGCCGACCTTGTAGGACAGCTTTTTCTCAGCACATACATCGCCGCTACGCCCGATGATTTGGACGTATCCTGCAAAAATTCGTACCTGTACGTCGGAGGTGGACTTGATATTAATCAGCATCATCGCCATGGTCTTTCGACCCTCGATGACCGCCTGCGTCAAGCCGTAGCGGTCGTTGAACATAATCTTTTTCATATTACTCTCCCAATCTCTTAATGGCTTCCAGAAATACGGCGGCCCAGTTCAATGCAGGGGTATCGTTCGGGTCATCCATATTGAGTTCCGGCGTGAATTTGGTGGAGACGGAGACTTCATTCCCATTTTGGGTAATCTGGACGACAGCCGTCTGCTCATTGTCCTGAAAAGTGATTTTTACCTGATTGTTTTTCATAGCTAACTTATTTTGAGGTATTCAAATTCGTATTTTAATTACTTGGTTAATTTTTCATGAAGCACATCCATATCGTTTTTCCGTGTTTGGATGTCGGGTGTCCGAACAACGGTTTATAGGGGATGATGTCCAATATTTGCCGAACTTTTATCTGATCCTCGTTCCATTTGAATATCAGAATTCCTTCCGGCTTCAAGACCCGCATACATTCATCGAAAGCAGCACGTATATCCGTTTCCCAAGAAGGAAGAAGCATTCCGTATTTCTGAGCCAACCATGACGTGCCGCCTAATTTTCTGAGGTGCGGCGGATCCAATACAACCAGCCGGAACGATTCATCGTCGAAAGGCATAGCCCGAAAATCTCCGACTATGTCGGGATCCACCTTGATATGACGCCCATCACAAGCGATGAGTTCCTCGCGGCGAATATCCATAAACAGAGCTTCTGAACAACATTTGTCGAACCACATCATACGGGATCCGCAGCATGCATCGAGAATCTTTTTGTCTGTCTTCATTGCTTTTCGTATTCATTTATCGTTTCGAAAATCCGCAGCGCCACCTGCGGGACTATGGTGTTGCCGTAGGCTTTGATCGACTCGCGGCGCCATGCCGGAAAGGTAATTCCGTCCAGTCCGGCGGAAAGCCCATCATCTGGGCCACATATCGGGGACTCAGTCGGGAACCCTTCCCAGTTCGGGACGGATGCGAAATCATGACGTCGTGGACGGCTCCGCTCTTCCGCTTCGCATGACTGAGAGGAAACGAATTGTTTTTCGCATCGCAGGCCGTCGGCATCGACAACAGCCCCATCCGCGCTGCAAGCGCGAGCGTCGGCCGCTCGGATGCACCCTTCGACAAGCTCCTGTTCACACGCCCGCTCCCGCAATCCGACGCGACCGGTGTCGGAAGCATCGCCGGCGACAATGGCTCCGAACCGCTCTTGCCATGAACTTTCAGCCCTTGCGTCACCACGGTGGGCAACAAACCATGTTCTGTATCGCAGATGGGGAGCACCGACGCCCGCAGCTGGTATAAGGTACGCTTGCACCTCATATCCTGCCGCCTCCAAATCAGCACACACCTGCTCGAAAACCATTCCCTGCGACCAATTAACGATTCCGAGAACGTTCTCGCCCACGACCCAGCGCGGTCGAACAGTCCGAACAACTCCGAGCATTGCGGGCCAGAGGTAGCGGTCGTCGGCCGTACCCTTGCGTTTGCCCGCGAGGCTGAACGGCTGGCACGGGAAACCGCCGGTGAGCACGTCGACGCGGTCGCGCCAAACGGTAAAGTCTGTTGTTCGTATGTCTTCATATGTTCCGATTCGGGAAAATGATACTTCAATACGCGCCGGCAGAACGGGTCGATCTCGCAGTTGAAGACGTTCGTCCAGCCGGCCCACGCAGCCGCTAAGTCGAAGCCGCCGATGCCGCTGAATAGAGAACCGTGCGTCATTGGTACTCCACCGCTGCTCTGCGATCGATGAAGAAATGAATACCCGGTGCGCATTCGCTCCACATGTTATCGTCGAAATCCGGAACTTCCACAGTAGCACCGACAGTGTAGACGAAGTTTTTGTCATGGTCGGAACGAACGGTATCCTCAGTTGCCTTGGTGCCGTCCATGTTCTGAATCTCCATGACGTATGCTTTATCGCAACGGCATTTGTGTCCCGTTGCCGAACTGCGCCGTGCATCTTCCGGAATTCGTAATTTTACGATATGCCCAGAGGCTTTTTTCCAACCGATGAAACTACCCTCAGTCGGACATGATAGATAACATCCCTTGGCATCGCGTAGGTTGGCACCGCGCAGGTCGGCGCCGCGCAGGTCGGCATCGCGCAGGTTGGCACCGCGCAGGTCGGCATCGCACAGGTTGGCACCGCGCAGGTCGGCATCGCGCAGGTTGGCATCGCGCAGGTTGGCATCGCACAGGTCGGCACCGTACAGGTCGGCACCGCACAGGTTGGCACCGCACAGGTTGGCATCGCACAGGTCGGCATCGCACAGGTTGGCATCGCGCAGGTTGGCATCGCGCAGGTCGGCATCGCGCAGGTTGGCATCGCGCAGGTTGGCACCGCGCCTAATAGCGTCCAAAACCGTTTCGGTGATTGTGTTTCCCTCTTTCGTGTATTCAAATACGACCGAGCCAGTCCAACGGTTGCGGATTTCGATTTTAATCTGTTTCGTTGATTCCATTGTGGTAAATTTGTTTATCCTGATTCATGTATTGATTTGCGGCAGCAATAGCATCTTCGAGCGTGCGAACTACAACATACTTGTTCCCCGCAGCCTCAAAGGATTCCTGCCATCTTCTCTGTACGGCACTCTGACGACTGCCCTTTCCCTGTGTCTTGAACTCCAAGCCGAGCGATCCGTATTTGCCCCTCGGCACGAGCAGAAGCAAATCCGCAGCACCGGCCGTCATACCTTCGGCCTTCATGATTGCGGCTTCGGTCTTACTCCGGAGTCCGCCGTTCGGGACACTCGTCAGACATAGTGCATAGGACGGATATTGCATCCGGAACCAGCGGACGAACGACTGTTGTAAACGAGATTCAACGTGCCTCATTTGCGCAGACTGTTTCCATTGAACGCAACACGATAGCACAGGTATTTAATACGGTCATATATCCGGTCACCATAGCGTTCCTTGATGCCTTCACCCGACAGATTTGAGGAAGCTATAACCATCCGATCGGGGTTATCCTGCACCTTGTTCACGATCTCGACTACCACATTCCGGCGTGTACCGAATTCGACGCGATCCACCTCTACACCTATATCGTCCAATGCGATGAACTTGCGTTTTAATACCTCGTCGATACATACGTCCTGCGCTCCGCAGTCCACGACCGTAACGATTCGATTAGCGAACTTGCGCAACAGCATGGGAATGGCGTAGCGGGTTATCAGGGATTTTCCGCGTCCGCAATTACCGAACAGCAAAAGTCCCTTACCGTTGTTATCCGACAACCACGCTGCAACCTTGTCGTATTCGGGAAGCCATACCAATCGTTCTCCCATTGCCGACAGCACAGTAACCAGCGCGTTTTTCAATTCCGTCCGCGCATCGGGTATCCGAAACCGGAAGCGTGCGCATGGAACCGGATTACCCTCAGTTTGTAGTTGTTTGAGTATTTCTTCGTAAGACATATTCAGAATTCATCATAATGTTGAGTCGGTTTTGCATGGTAGGTCGTAGCCGGATGCCGAGTGTTCGAACGGGGCAACGACGTTTCATTACGCCGACGCGCCCAATTCAGAAATGTCAGATAGGCCGAACGATTGCGTTTCAGCAAGGGTTCGTAGTTATGCATCGCGCGCAATAGGTCGCGGATGAAGTCAAGAGCATAAGCCTCTTTTAAAGCCGAGAATTGCGCCTCGGAAAAAGGCTCTTTCATTTTCGCGACTCGCGGTGCATTTTCCGAAATCCATTGTTGAAACTCCAAGAACTCGCGGGAGGGGGTGCCGCGGAACTGGGGGAGGGTGTTGGAGGAGTCAGTTACCTCTGCCTTCTCCGAGAAGGGCGGTAGTACGACTATCTCCCCATTAGGGGGATTATAGGGGGTAATATTATTCTTGTCTAGTCTATCTTCTATACAAGAAGTATCGCCTTCGTTTTGGCTTCGTTTTTGGCTCCGTTTTTGGCTCATGTTTTGGCTCATGTTTTGGCTCATATTTAAGCCAATTGAACCATTTGAAACGATGCCTGATTCGGGATTCGGTTCTTCAACGAATGAAAAAGCTGTGCGGTTCCCCTTCCCGCGTCCTCCCGTTATGATATGTAACAGACCCGCTTGCTCCAATCGGTTTTTTGCTCTCGAAATTGCATTGCGTGACGCCCCTACATTCTCGGACAGCCTTCTGTCGGAATGCGTGAAGCTATTCGGCCAGCCTAACCGATTCGCTTGTTCTACAAGGTAGAAGTAAAGCCTCGATTCACAGCAGCCAAATTGCCACGTTGCATCCAATTGCCAAAATTTGCGTATCAGGTCTATATAGCTCATAATCGCATCCTCTCTTTCTCGAAACTTATCATCGTGCGAAGGTTGTCGCATTGGTGCTTGCACGCCGCATTGATCCGATCCAGCCACTTTTCAAGGGCATTCAGCTCGGAAGACGCACTGCCGATCAGTTTGTTCGCAAGCGACGGGGAAAGGCTGAGAATAGTCTCTTTCTCGTCGTGAAACAGCTTGGCCACAGCTGCATCGCGCATTCCGACCACCTCGCTCAGCAACGCCCCGCTGCGAGCATAATATACACCCAGTTGATCCAGCCGCCCCACCATCGAATCGATGTCGGAAAAAGTCGTACATTCAAGAAGATTCTGGATGTCTCGCGCCTCCCTGCGTATCTGTTCGATCCTTGTCATGACGTTTGTTTATTTTCTTCAATAACAACCTTCCGCGGCGTAACGCATCCAATTCCTTTGCAGTCAGCAACGTATGCCCGCGGATGCGGGACAGGACGCGGAGGATGCGGAGCGCTTCCCGCGCCTCCGCATCGGTAATCCGCATATCCATCGTCAGAAGGGAAGATCATCCGTATTATCCGCTACGGGCAAATCGGAGACTTGATCCGGCGTAGGTTCCGCAGGACGGAAGATAACTGACTTGCCTCGGCCGACATACGTGCGCGCGTCTTTTCGTTCGCGTTCCTCTTTGCTCTGACGGATGAATACGCAGTGCGTATTCTCGTACTGATCCGGCTGGCGAAGCTCCGAAACGCATATCGAAATGTCCTTCTTGCCGTTTTCGGCGACGAAAATTTTGTCTCTGGGAATATCGCTCACGCAGAGCGATACATTGATTAAATCTGCCATTGCTACCGTTTTTTGAAGGTTACTTTAAGTGTCGTCTTGCTGCTTCGCGCAGGAGGATAGAAAATTTCGCCCGTGGCGGGATCCGTCAGGCCGGAGGCCGGCAACGCCCGCAATATCTTCTCCTTCTCCTTGATGTCGGCCATGACCGCATCACGCATTTTGTACAGGTCGTCCAAAGCCTGGCAATTACAGCCCGAGTAGTCGTACTTGACGCCGGCCTCCACCTCTTCGATCGTACAGTCCGAGGATGTTTTCCCGTGTCCGTATTTAGCCAGTTCGCGCAACGTAATGTCGCGCACCTCTTCGGACTTCTTGAACAGCTCGATCGCCTTCTCCATGCGGGATATATTCTCGTAAGCGACGAGCGGATCGACGTCTCCGCGGGTAACGGCGTCGACGGCGAGCTTCGCCAGCTCCGTGGGGCTGCTCGTCTCGCGTATCAATACAGGTTGTGTGTTCATATTTTCTGCTGTTTACTGTTTAGATATTCGTCGTAAAATTTGGCGAAGACTACCGCCGTCGTATCGTCCGCATCGTAAGTGCGACGAAGGAAGGCGATGACATCGAATTTCGTCGGGTCTTTGACCGTCGTACTGCCCTTGTACGCCCAGCGCATGAACTGATCGCGCAAGACCGGATCGTTCAGCATATCGGCCGTGATCCGTTTCTTCGGAGCTGCCTGCACGGCTGCGGCAGCCGGGATCGGGGCGGGAGCAGCCGGCCGGCGGTGCACGGGGCTCTGAGGGGG